TGTTTACCTTGATTACCCGCATTAAAGTCTTCGTGGTTTATTTCAAGATATGTTTTAAGTTCTGAAAAGTTAGCTAAAATTTGTGGTTGTGATGTTGCGCCCGAATCTGTTGGTTGTGGAATAGCGTCATTATATGCCATTGATACACCTTTATTTAAACTGATTTATATCTTCTTTATCTATAAAATCTACCGCTATAAAACTGTTATCAAATTGTTTATTAAAACAGTATGGCAATATCATGAAACTCGTAGCCATGATTGCTACAAAAAGTATTGTGTACATGATTACGAAAATAATATCTTTATAGTTTATATTTATCATGATACGCGCCATTCCATGTTTTATTTGATTTCCGTATCTTTTTCACTGACTTTATCGTGTAGCGCAAGAACATTAATTTAAATAGTATGACTCCTAAGACCACACAATAAAGTGAAAACTGCTGATCAAAATAGTCCATTGTCACTTACTCCTGGAATTATTTGGCCTGCATAAATTGTTGCCGCTCGTTGAGTAGAATCTTGTATTAATGTTCTTGCTAATACCAACATTTCTTGCTTTTTAAATTCTGGTAAAATTGCTTGTATGCTATCTGTATCCATACGATCTTCGAATACTTTCTTTGATGCACCATATGCAATATATTGCCACCACTGTGAAAGTAACGGTGCATCATCTGGATCAGATAAAATATCTAATGGTCGTGCTGCAACTTGTACATCAACCCGATATGATTTATCAGGAACAGGTCGCATTTCGAATTTATTATCGTAATAAAATATACCTGAAGGTTTGGATACACTTATTGGGACAACTGATGCTTCAATTTTTTCTCCAGTTGCTGGAGCTGAAGGGAATGTAAATGAGTACACTCCTGTAACATAATCAATGGTTCCAAGGCTTGCTGTAGTACCAGGAATATATAACCCACCTGTTTTGGTAGGATTTCCTGTAACGCCGCTTATAATGGGACTATCCACTAACACAATTCCTGCATCGTTTGAATCAATCGACGTAAACGTAACATGGTTTTGTAATAATGGCTTACTAGATAGCGTTCCAGAGAATTCTGTTGTTACTCCATCTCCAGTTGAACCTGTTGCAAGTGTGTAATTAGTTTTTGGATATGCTGCATAAAACTGCTCAACATTTTGAGCAAAAAATGATTCATAGCCTGAAATATAAATAGGTCCGTAAACATTAGTGTATTTATTTTTAAAATTGTATAAAGGGTCGTCACTGTTTACGGTATTGTTTTCGTACGTAGAAATGTATGGTTGTGTATAAAAAGTTAAAGTCTTACATAAACTAAATACACGAAGATTTTCTGGGAAATCGTAAAGCACAAATGTATTAATATAATTATCTAAATCATTATTGCTGAGTTGTGCTGTTGATAAGCTTCTAGTTAGTCTTCTTACTTTTGTACGTATTTGTGCAAGTGTGGAGTAGGAAGAATCAGGTGCTGGAATGGCCATTTCAATCTCCTAATTAATTTGCGTTATGGGTTGCCGCACTTAACATATCGTTTGCTTCTCCTACGGGCACCACTTGTGCACACGTATTCTGATAATATGCAGGAGAAACCGGTATGCTAAAAGCATCAAATGCAGACGCATCAACGGGTAACGTGAATGTGTCTGTACCTGTTACCGTTATTTCTCCAACAAACTTATCTATCTGTTGCATGCCAACATCTACAGGTATACGCAATCGAACAATAGTTCCCGATTCATAGTCATGATCAAATGTTGTTGTAACAACTACAGGATGAGTTTGAGTAATTGCTGAAATAATTCTCATCGCGGGTTGAAACGTAGGATCTTCGCTTGCATAACATGTCGACATCGCACCTCCTTACAGACTAAAGATTTTTAACAGTTATAATCTGTTTATCACCGTGTTCGAATTCATCTACATCAACAAATTCTAAACTTTGGAATGCAAATCTTCTAACCTTTTGTCCGATTAGTTGTGATGTTTTGCCATTTTCGTCTTGTGTATACTTATGAATTGGATACCAGCCATTTTTATTTAAATGTTTAGCTACTCCAAGAGGAATGGTACGTATTTCACCATCAAGAAACTTATACGTTTTAACTGGTTCTGGTTTATATTTCTTATATACAAACTCAAGTTGTCCACCAGGAACTTCAAAGTTTCTAAATATACCCTTAACAGGTACAGCATCTTTTTTTCTTTGGTATTCAAGATTCTTACTTAAATCTTCTTTTACAATTTGCTTTGTTGCTTTGCTTGCGGTGTTTGCTTCGCTCATTTCTATCATCTATTCTCCTTTTTGGTTGTTTTTCAAGGTAACTTTCATACCTTCATGGTCATAAATCAAGGTAAGGGGAAGGAAAACCTCCCCCTTACGAACGATTATAAGTTAGATGATTTACCAGCTGTCCAGAAAATTACATCGCTTGTGGAACCTGCAGGGCTCAATACGCCTGTTGCAAGAATCATACCGATATAGCCTCTGTTTTCTGTTGCATCATCAAGCAAGTTTGCGTAATCACTTGTTGCTGCTTCACCTACTGGAATGACAAGTGCTTGGCTAAATCCAACTGCGCCAATGGCGGTAAGTGGGAATGCAAACGCTGTAAATCCTGTAGAATCAACATTAACTGTGATTGTTCCAGCTGTGATTGCTGTAATTGTTACAAGTTCGTCGTTCATTTCAATCATGCCAAATGCTGATGGTACTTTGATACGTACTTTTTGGCCAACTGTGTAGCCATGAGCAACGGTCATTGTAATAACAGCGCTTGCTGCTTGTGTGATTTTCGAAATTGAACGATGTCTTGGATAGAACTGAGGATTGTAAGCGATCTTTCTAATCGACCCAGTTGTACCCGCAACGATTTGGTCCATATAATCAAGTGAGAAGTCTGTTCCGCTAAAGGTATTGTTACCAATAGTGAAATCATAACCACCCAATTGTTGTGCGCCTGTTACGTCGATAAAGCGAACAACGTCACCAACTTGCAATAATGCTGTTGATGCAATTGTTGCTACAGGAATTGCAGCCGCCGAAACGTCTGTAAGTGTTGCATCAATTGCGCCAACTGGACTATCAGAAGTATCAATAAGCGTGAAACCAGCATGAGCTGCGATTGAATCGATAGCTAATGTTTGGTCTGCGGCTGGATGATAATAAACTAAACCAAGTCCAGCTGCCATTCCACGCTGCCAATAGTACTCTGTACCATGGTTTTGTGTTCCTGCGTCTGCTTCTGTGTAGTTTATAACGCGCATCCAGTCAATATCGGATCTTAATTTTAAGGTAACAGGTGAACCCGTACCTACAAATGTACCCGATTGTACGATTGTATTTTCTGCCATAATATTTCCTTACTACGCTAATGTCGCACGAAGATTTGTTATCCACAGATCATTGGTAATTCGAGGAGCGGCCGCGAATTTGTAACCAAGTGTTGCGTTTTGAGCAAGAGGTCCACCTGCAATTGATGGTGGTCGATAGATATATTGTGCGCTATATCCGTCTTGTTCGATCATTGCGTATGCTTCCATACCTGTTACGAAGACGTTCATGACATCTGCACCAAGATTGGATGCATTTGGTGAAATTGAACCAACAGATGACAAGAAGAAACGTACGTTTCCAATTGCGCCCCATTCACTTTCAAGCCCTTGACTTGCTGAAGGATATTGGTTTTTATGAATGAAACCAGTTACTTCATCAAGGTTACCAATAAGTTCAGTTGAACCCATTGCTATGTACGAATCGCGAGTTGGTGCGGTACCAAACTTATTTTGCGCTTCAATATTGCTAATAATTGTACGAGCATTGCTATTTTTCAATGCGCGAACAACTGTATCAACATCAGAACGTGTAATTTGTGTTGGGTTGTCACCGTTTGTACCACCTGTACAGTTAATAAACGATGCTGTTGATGCCAACATATCTCTTGTTAGTTCATCTTCAGTTTGACGTAACGATACGCCAAGACGATCTGTTAATTCATTAAGAACAGGATCTTGGTTTTGTAATGTTACTTGTTCGTTGATATTGAGCCATGTTCCATAAAATGAAATCTTAGCATCAATATCTACAGCTGAAGGTGTTTGAGAAGGAGGCGTTGCCCCTGAATTTCCCAAAGGTACCATAGCGGTATCTAGGGCGTTATATCGTCTCATTCTGAGCGTTGTTCCACCGTTTTTAGGCATCATTTTTTTCATTGCCGTAAAACCATGAATCAAATCAGGTGTTGGTACAGACAAAAGCTTCAACGAGAAACTTTGTTGTACTGGTGCTGGCATAATAGTTGTTGTTGTAAGTGCCATAATAATTCCTATAAATGTGTTAAAGATTCACACAGTTACGTTGACGAAGCGTTCGTACGTCGTGGAATTGAGTTGCCGAAACTCTATACGACACGGGAATGGTTTGAAGGCGCGACCCTTCGATACGCACTATCAGTATAATGCAGAGACTTTAAGATTCACAATAAAAAATAATTGTTTGTCATTTTATGTTACGAGCTCGTAGATACTTCACCAGCTTTTCGTAGGGGAAAGTGTTATCACATACTGGAGCTCCGTTTTAAGTTTGTATTGAATTCTAGGCATTAATTTACTTGCGAGCTCGCAAACGAATGCATAAAAAAACACAGCCCCTCGTTTGGCTTGAGAGGCTGTGTTATAAATGAATAGTCGCGGTTAGTGGGCGACTTTAATTAAAGGCTATTAATAGTTCTTGCGTGCTGCTTGCATTTCAGCATATAACTGTGCTTTTAGTTCTGGAGTTAATCCATTCGCAAATGCATTAGCATGTGACAATGGACTATTACCTTGTTGAGGTGACACAGTGGATACTGGTTTAGGTTTAGCCGCATTGCGCCGTACTATTTCACGTTCTTTTTCATGTGTATCTTCAACATGAATACCCAGTTTCTTAATTAAAGTATAGGCAGAAACAGCTTGGTTGTGCAAGTTCTTTGATGAACCAATTGTATTAGAAAGTTCTGGATATAATTCTTTAAGTGTTTGTAAGTTGTCTGGATTAACAACTTGTTCAAAGTCAGGATACTGTGCACGTATACGCGTTTCAACTAACTGTTCATTAAGCTTTTTAATCTTTTTATTAACCGAAGTATAATGTCGTCCTTCAACTAAATCATCAGCTGCAAGGGCAACCTCTTCTTCTTCTACATCTTCTTGATATTGCTTGTGTTGTGGATCTTGTGGCTGATTCTTACGAAGGTACGCAAGCAGTTCATCGCGTTCTTTTTCAGCCTTAGCTTTTTCATCACGAAGTTTTTGGAAGTTGAGCTCTTTATTACTGACTTTAACAGGGCGTTCTTCAGGTTGCTCAACTGTTGAGTCAACTTCATCAACGTTTGAAGCTTCATCAAGTTGTTCAGCTAGTGTAGTTTCTTCTTGCTCTGTTTCTACGTTATTATCTTCGGTTGTTTCGATGTTGGCTTCTTCGTATTGTGTGCTTTCCATAAATCTCCTTTTTTGGTAAATAGATAGTCTAAAGACTCTTCTCCGTTTTCTTTCATTGCTAGTTTATCGTATGTTCCATCATAAAAATTAAGTGCGCTTGATAATGCTGCCCACATATCACGAGGTACATCTTGTTTGTTGTTTATAAAGTAAAGACACCATGGTTTGCTTGGTATTGACCATAAGAATTCTAGTTCTCCGCTCTTATGATGATATTTGTATACATTCTCATCAAAGTTGGGGGTTGGGCATGACTTACGAGCATAATAAAAAGTGCGTGTCATGTTTTCAAGCAGTTTTTCTTTTTTAAGCATCGCAATTACATAAAAATCATTATGGTATGTAGCAGAATATGTACTTACACACTCTGCAACGTTCTTTTCATAGTCTTTATAGTTCAGTTCTGATTGTTCGCGTGGCGTAATGGCTTCGGCAGGCTTTTGTAGTAATTCATTAGATAGCTCACCAGCTGTTTTGGTTCTCTTCGGGTCTTTCTTCTGTGTTACCATACTGCTCTTCTTTGGGTTTTTGACGCTTAACATGCTTTTTATAAGTTCCAGACGAATCGCTATCCGCAATAACTGGAATATTAAGAATTTCTACCGCTATTCTCTTAGTTTTTCCGTCTTTTCGTGGCATTACTGGCATAGTGATTCCTTTAAAAATTGAGACTACCACGCAGCAATTAAAAACCACTACATGGCAGTCTCGTCTAACTATTTATTAAGCGGTTTCATTTGACGTTTGATACCAGCTTTATCGCGGTTGATTTGATGATCAACTCCGCTCAATTTGTCGTCAATACCTTCTGGCATAATTGAACCATCTGTTGGAAATGGTTTCATTACCAATTCAGTAGGCATGTTTGCATGTTTGCCAGAGTAGAACTTTTTGCTTGCCATGTGTGGCCTTTCTTTGGAAACTGCGAAGATATTTCTCCGCAAGGTTAATAATATACCTCTAACCGTTGACTGTTTGTCCTTCTGCAGCCGCCTCTTGCGGTTCGGGAGAAGTTGCTGCCGTTTCATTTTGCATCATTTTATCTGCTGCTATTTTCTCAGCAGACTTTGGTTTATCAACTGCTGTGTCTTCTTGTGCTTTAAGTGCGTTGCTTATCGAAACCAAACGTTCTATTTGTGTTAAGTCGATATCATCGATCTCTTTAAGTGTCTTAACTAATGTAAGCATTCCCATTTCACGATCTTTTTGTGCTTCAGCGCGTCGTTCAATAGCTAATGCTTCGTTCTCTTCTATTCTACTTATACGTTCAAGGCCAAGTCCCTTATCTGCAATAGCTCTTGCATGCGATAATTCACTACGTGCTTGAATCTCTTGTAGCTCAACTTGCATCTTCATTTCTTCGACTTGTGCTTGTTTGTCATTTGCTGCTTTAACTGCGTCAGTAAGTTCTTTCTTATTCTGTACAGTTGAAGCTTCAAGTAAGACTTCATCAGGTATGTTGACGCCAGCTTCTTTAAGACTCAACAACTGAACGAATTGCATTTGACGTTGTGTTGTTGTATTAAGTCCATCTTCTACAGCTGCATCGTATATACCAAATGCTTTATTGAAGAATTGTGGTGCTGGTTCTTCTTCAATGATTCTCTTTACCTTGCCAGGTGCAAAATTAGTTTGAATCACATTAATAAGTAAGTTGCCAAGTTGTCGTTGAGATCTATCAAGTCCATCAAATAAACCCTGAAGTGTTACAAGTCCAGCTTCTTGTCGTAACTTAGAAAGTATTCCAGCTTTATCATCAACAGCACTACCAAGCAACTCTTCATTAACACCAGAAATGTTTTGCATTTCATCGCCCATACCTTTTGATACTTCAAGCATCGAAGGTGGAATTTGTGGGGGCTGAATTGGTTGTATGTCCTGTAAACTATAATTAGCATCAACAACAAGTGATTTGCCTTGTCCTGTAAGGTAAACATCTTTAGGATTCTTGAGTGCACCCTCTTTATGTATCCAACCACCTGTTATTTGGCTTTCAAGCATATCAAGTTCAATGATTTTACGGCGGTTATAAAGGAACTGAGAGTCCCGCAAACCACGAACCATGCCTTGTATTCGCCATTCATAGTAAGGTATTTGTGGGTTGTAATAACCAAAGACCGGTACAAATGGATACTTATCAATACCAAGTGGATTTGCGCCATCGTACATAACCTGATCTTGAACAACAATTGATAACTTAACAGTAGGAACTTCTTGATCAATAACAGTTACACGTGGATATAAATTTAAGAATTGACGAAGCGCATCATCTTCACCATTCCACTCCATCGTTTCACCAGTTTGAGCGTCAACTAACATGCGTTGTGTACGTGAAGACTTATAATAGAACTCGTCATACGAAAGAAGGTCACTTGTTCCCGCATTCAAGTTTTCTGGCATATACGGAAACTTACCATCACGATTGCTTAAAGTTGATATTGCTTCAATATCTTTCTTATGATCTGGAAGCAATGAAGCACATTCTTGTTTGCTTAAAAACGATCTCTTCCATAAACCATTACAATCAGATAAGTCACTCTTCTTAAAAAATGGATCTATTAGGTAACTATTGTAAGAACAATTATCCACCTTAATATCACCTGAGATTGCATCATTACGATAGTCTAGATACACCTGTAATAAATTCATTCCAGTTACAAGTGCACCCTCAAATGCATCTGATACCGTTTCAAGTACGTTATCGCGTTGATTACTCCACATCATTACTTTTGTAAATTGTGATGCTGTGACTTCATCGGCATTAGAAACCGGTGTGGCAATTATTGACTTTCTACTCTGCCGTTGTTTACCAGATACCATGTTGATGATACGTCGTATGCGATTGAAATTAAATTGTTTGCGTTGATGTAGTGGGAGTGACCCATAGAACTCGTTCCATAAAGATTGGTCACCCACGAAGAATCGACTGTCAATATCAGCTTGTTGCCAATAACTTTGATTCATTGTAACCGATTGACGATGAAAATTAGCCATTCTAGCTAGTACTTGATTAGGGCTATCCTCATTGTAACCAGTCCCAAGTTGCGGAGACACCATAATATCTTCCCCTCATAGGCTGCTTCATTACTCTCTTATTGACTCTTTGTCCTTATTTTAGAGTTACTGAGGGGTTATAGCAAGATTATTAAAATAGAAAAAGGGCGAGTCGCAATTAAGGACTCACCCTTAAGTAAGCAGTTACAAGTAAGACAATTAAACTTGTACTGTGTCTAACATGCTTTTAATCTATTTTTTCTTAGAGTCTTTGTAAAGCATATACGTTGCCAGCAATAAACTTATTGAGACTACGACGACAACCATACAGTCAACAAAGAAGAGTACGTTGTGTTGAATTATTGACATATCTTTCCTCAATTTGGCGAGACCAGTGGAATTCGAACCCCCGTAATTGGCATCCCGACACGGAATTGAACCGTGGCTCACAGCGTGAAAAGCTGTTGTTCTGCCACTAAACTACCGGGACATAAACTACATGCGCTTTAATTCAGCAAGTAACTCCGTAAGCAACATTTCTATACCAGCTAATGTTTCTCCTGAAGTTTCTGCTTTATCGGATATTAAATCAAGTGTATCGTTAGACTTTTTAATTTCGCGTAGAATTTTGTTTCCAACCGAAATGTCATCACAATTTGGACACTCATGAGTAACGCCATTATTACTAATATATATCTCTCTCGAATGGTTTTTGCACCTATCGCACCAACTATCTTTTGTTTCGTTTTGTTCCATTAATCTTCCTCTGGATACATTAATTCTGGGTGAACAAGTGGTTTTCCTTCTTTTTCAAGGCGTCGATTAAGATGGATAAGATTTAATCTATTAATAAGAACACCTGTTTCCTTATCAACTTCTTGTTGTAACTTCATAGTTTCTTCTAAACTTTTGTAATAACTTCTATTGTAAAAATACCTTCCCACAAAATAAATAAGTAAAATCGGTAAAAAAACTACTATTAATAAAATCTCTGTTTCCATCAATCTTCCTCAATAACGTGATCTATAGACTCCATAGGTAGCGACTTAGCTTTTGGATACCTACAAAATGAAATCATTGGGATACCTAGACCACCATCAGTCAAACTAATCATGATGGCATTTCTCCAATAGCCATGAATACTATCAAACCCAGGAATGTTTTTAGAATCTTTATGATGTTCATAATCAGCATGATTAATAAACCCACTTATATATGAAACTGCCTCTCTATATCTCCATGGATAGCAAATCTCATATGTATCGCTATACCATATGTCGCCATGTGGTGCTTCAATTGGACAACTATCATGCTTGAGTAGCTCATTTAAAGCATCATGGAACTCTTGCCTATTGATCTTCATATCTTCCTATTAAACTATTATTCCAAGCAGTTCATCTTCTTTAAATATCAAGTAATCAGCACCATCAAGATTGATTTCTGTTCCAGAAAACTTGCCAAATAAAACATGGTCATCTTTTTTGATACTAATAGGAACAATACCATTGCTTGTAATGCGACCATTTCCAACTTCTACTACTAATCCGATCTGTGTTTTTTCTTGAGCTGCATCTGGAATAAACAAACCACTTGCTGTTTTTTCTTCTGTTTCCATTCTCTTAACTAAAACTCTGTCATATAACGGCTTGATTGTTCTCATTTCGATCTCCCTTGTAAGGCAGTCTGCTCAGATAATCTGAGCAGACAAATTGATTAACGCTTTTGAAGATGAGCTTACTAAATTCTTTTACATTTTTAATATCAATTAAGATGCCATTTGATTTCTACATATATTCCTCCAATGTTAATTGGTGAAACATTCAAATATACAAAACTTGGAGCTGGCGACTGGATTCGAACCCGCGACCTGTTGATTACAAATCAACTGCTCTACCAACTGAGCTACGCCAGCATTAACATCTATAATTATTCTTGTTAACTTAATGCGGATATGCTTCTGATGCTAGACGTAATAAGCAGCGAGCTGCCCCTTGCGCCAATGAATACTTGAACAGTTGGCTGTAGCTGGTAACCAATCCAACCAGAAGCATACAAATCTCCAGCTTTATACCAGTATCTCTATTATGCTCTTTTCTTTCAATTCGATTAGCAAGTCAAACTGCTTCTTTGTCATGCCGTTCTTATCAAATGCGTATTCAAAGTTTAACAGCTTCTTAATCCACTTAACGAACTGCTCAATGCACACATGTAGATGGCGTAACCGATATGAAGGATCAGAGTCTCGACGGAGTTCCCTTAAAATGGAGGAAATATCGATAACTGTAAGCGATCTTAAAGATACAAGCGTGCCATCCTTATATCGTAACGGTATTAGATTAGTAGAGGATAAGTATTTGAACTCTACTTCAAATCCATCTTCGTCTACTTCTTCTGACCAATATTGAAATAACCCCAAGGTTGGACTATTAAGTATGGCCTCACCATTAGCGGCAATTATATCGCGTAACTTTAGTAACTCTTCAGTTGTCATCTTCTTCATCGATCTCTCCTTTAAACTAGCTTATTACTTCTATCTCATCGTCATGAGTTGTACACAAGTTCATTAAATCAAACGCATCGCAAAATAACAGCATTAACTTACCCGAAGCGGTTTCAAATTCTTCTATCGAATCTATTATACCACTAGAAATATCATCACATTCTCTAATTACATGTAACTTGTCACTTAATCTTCGTCCTGAATCTACAACCTCTTGCTTTACTTTATTCAACAACAAAGTTCTTTCGCAAAAATCGCACATAGATCTCTCCTTTAAAGTTCGGCAGGTGTGGGGACTAGCAGGATTTGAACCTACAACCTCTTGTTTGCTCCAAGTGTTCTTCCGTTTGAACTATAGCCCCATAAACTGGCGGAACTGGCGGGAGACGAGCCCGCAACCTCTTGATAGACAGTCAAGCGCTCTACCAATTGAGCTACAGCTCCATTAATCTTCCTTTGGTAA